TCGAGACCGTGAGAAGAAACAAACAAAGCGACAAAAGCACCGTGCTACCAAGCTCACTAAAAAGGCAAATGCCATACAAGAAAAGCAGGAAAGGCACACAAAACACGAGAAACCCCACCCACCAAAGAAGAGCGGTCGCCGTGGTTCACTTGGTCGGGATATCGTGCTTGTCTGATTCTATTACACCAACATGTCAGTTTTAGGCAATAAGATTTTTATTTTTTATTTATTTGTCTATTTATTTGTCTATTTATTTTTTTATTTGCCTAAAGAACAAAAATCTAAAAAACCTAAAAATCATCACAAAATAAATTTCCAAAACTGTTCCCAAAAACTATTCCCAAAAACTATTCTATAATGCAAATAACCTTTTACAAAAGCTAGCAACATTATCTGGTCGCAATACACAAGCACTCGGCACACCAGAAGGCATTTGCAAAGTTGAATGAATATTCACCTGATAATCCGCCTTATCTGCAAATGGCGGACAAGCGATTACAGGTCGGGAAACATTTGCACTAACAACACCACTTAGTGCATTGGATAAACCTGCAACTGTAATATAAATAATTTTAGAAGATGTACAATATTCATAATTCTGTAAAATTTCCATAACTGCCTCAGTATTTTTATGTGCGGAAGAATAATAAACAAACGCCAGTATATCGACTTTTACCAATTCACTACGCAGTTTTTCCACGTGGGTTGAATCAGTTTTCGAACCCGCAAGAATAACTACAAACTTATCCAATTTACTTATTGCATTTCCGATTGTTGGTAGAGAATAAACATCATTACCCGATGGACTATCGACTACACAATTATAATTTATTTTATAGGAATTCAATTTATCTAAAAAATTACTATAATTTAATGTCAAACGTTTTGCAATATCTTCCGGTAATTTTACACCCCGACAACCATCTTCCCTAGAAGGATGACTCAGAATAAATGCCTTATTTTCAGTAGCCCAACGCCGTAATACATCTTTATCCATTCGAACCCCATTTACAATAAAACGACTCGAATCTGGTGTAAATACTTCATCAATTAATTCAATGTTGCCATTATTATCAAAAGCAAACTCAAACTTAGTATCAATCATTTCAATTCCCAATCCCTTCATATATGCTTCTCCCATTTTGAATAATCCTACTGATTTATCTCGAATTATACTAACTTCCCTTTTATTTAATATTCCACTATTAATTATTTCATCAAAAGTAATAGGTATATCATGAGTGCCCTTTGTAGTTGGTGTTACAATTGGTTCTTCAAATATATCACCATCTGTCATTCCAGATGATAATTCATACCCATTAATTTCTCTTAACCCCTCCTGAGAATATGCTTTCCATAATGAACCTGTTATACGCCGTCGAACTATTATTTCTAAAGGAATTGTGCGCATTTTACGAATTACCATTAAATTGGCATTAGTTCCACAAACCATTTGTGAAATACCAAATAATTTATGCCAAAAAGCATTAATTTGATTTAATAAATAACCTTTTTGTGGCAAATATGCAATTACAATGTCATTTGCACTAATTCTATCACTAGTCTGTACAAATAGATAATCTTTATAATACTCTGATTTATAAATATCACGCACCTTTCCCCGATGTGCCAAAACTAATTTATTTACATTACTAAATGTTTCTGGAGTAATATTAATTACTTCTACCTGTTTTGCCTTATGTATCTCATATAATTTCAATAATGCATCCCAAATACACTGTTTTTCTAATCCTTCAGTTATAAAACACACATTTGTACTATTCATTTCACCATACATTGCCCCATACATTGCATTATGATATTCATCAAATGTTTTGCATTTAGTTAAATCTAATCGCATTTCGTGAATTAATTCCCCTCGGTCAATACTATTGGATACATAATGAACCATACATCCTGTTTCGCGTATCATACCATCTTGATACATTTGCCATATTTTAGGATATATATCACGCCCAATAAGTTGATATTGTAATGTAGGATGTAAATTAATTATTTTAATTCCATTATTATTACAATTTATTATAAAAGATTTTGGTATAATATGCATCCAACCTGCAAGAATAATTATATTAGGACATAATCCAACATTAGTATCTGTATTATCTGTAATAATAGTATTCCAAATATTTTTGTGAAATTCTTCAATATTATCAAAATTTTTTGCATTTACACCATAAAAATGCATTTGGTTATATTCAGATTTGCTAGATTCAGATTTGCTAGATTCAGATTTGTTACATTCCGAGTTGATATATTGTTTTAGTTTTAAAATTCTAGATTCAATTATATCATTGTATTCATATATAAACCCAAGATTTGTAATATTTATAGTATTATTTTTTATTAGTTTTCTAGAAATATATTCTGCAGTACTGCCAGAACCACTTGTAAAACAAATAATACGCATTATAAAAAAATAATTTGACCTATTGTATTTATTAATTTTATTTCTTTTTAAATTAGTACTTTTTAAATTATTATAAATTAAATTATTATAAATTATTACTGAAAAAAAGTAAAACCGATAAAAAACAGTAAAAACAGCTTACATATATATATAAATTTATATATATAAATAAAAAATTGAAAATTGATTTCTATAACTATATATATATATAAAATTAAAAAGCAACAACAAACTTGTTTTACCCACATATATAAACATTTATAAAAAATGAATACTTACGAGCAAAATAATGATTCTTCTAGTATCAATTATACGAATGAATTCGAATCTGAACGTGAATCTGATTCATCAGAATCTAATGATATTAAAATAACAAGTATTATCAATTATAGTTCTGAAAATTGGTTTAAACTGACAGACGAATGTATAGAATCCATTTATAAATCTGATGTTGCTGATGCTGATCCTGATTGTTTGGATGATGATGCTGATGCTGATTGTTTGGATGTTGATGCTATTGATGCTGATGCTACTGATGCTACTGATATTTATAATCCTTTTTCTGGTGTTCCAAGTTTCTATGGTTTTGATGCTGTTGATGGTGCTGATGGTGATAATGGTGATGATGGTTTTTATAAAACGAATGATATTGAGTATAGACATTGTGAAAAATGTATATATAATAAAGATATGAATCCCATTTTTAAAAAAAAAATAATAAAATTAATTAATAGAACAAATTATGATAGTATTACTTATGCTAATATGTTAATTTGTGATTATTTTAGAAAATATTTTTCAATTCATGATAATTGTTATGAATATATTAAAAAGACTTCATATAATAATGAATCTACTATTGCTATTGACAAAATTACATATGAACCGCGAACTAAGGAACATTACCCTTTGGTAGATTCTGATTTATTAGAATTTACAAAATATCCTATATTATCAATTAATTTTGAAAATTATTGTAAAGATGACACTAATATAGATGATAGTATTATACCTGATACAACTATTAATAATTTATTATCTGGTGGAAAAACTATTTTCCTAGAACTATATCAATATAATGGTACATTAGGAAATTTGCCATCGAATATTAAATTTTTAAGCGTTATTTATAATTCTTATTATCAAAATAAAATAGAATTAGATAATACTACAGATGATACTATAGATGCTAGAAACCATTTAAATATTGAAAGAATAAAAAGTAAAAATAAACTTGATATTTTGCAATATGGTAATTTAATGTTGCACGATGGTTTAGAATGGTTATTATTAAGAAATATGAAGTATGTAAATATAGCCTCATTACCACAATCTCTAAAGGGATTAATTTTAGATAAATCAACTTTTATTGATAATGATGATAATTATTATCGTGATTTCACAGATTTTCCTTCAATGTTAGAAGTATTGGAAATTACAATTTATGATTATACTACTTTAATCTGTCCAGATTCATTAAAAGTATTAGTGTTAAATATTGATTCTTATCCTGTAAGTTATTCTGAATATAATAATATTAAAATACCAGATACTTTAGAAAGATTATATTTTAGAGGAGATATTGAATATTTTGATACATTTCCTACACATCTAAAAACTTTAGATATATATATTCATAAAAATGCTTATGATTATTCAAGTAAATTAGATGAAATAAGGTATTATAATTTATTAGAACAAAAAATACCATCAGATTTAAATGAATTAATAATTCAATCCTATTGTGATTTTAATTATAATATGGATTTACTTATTAATATTATTTCTAAACTTAAGTCCTTAAAACTCCTTATAATTAATATTAATGAAGACGAATTTATGAATGATTTTGAAAAAACATTTAGAGAAAAATTATCTACTTTAGTTTTAAATTTTGAATTTATTAAAATATATTTCCCTGTTGATGCATCATCAGGTGGTACTGATGCAATATCCTGTTATAGTTATTATGATAATCTTATGACAATTAAAAATGGATATTGTGAGTGTCATTAAAGAATAAAAAAATTGATTATTTTTTTTTTATTATAGAAAAGTATTTTAATATAATAATAGTTTTGTAATGGATGTAGAATATTTTTATAAAATTTTAAATAAAGATGATTTATATAAAGATTTATATAAAGATGATGATAGAACTATATTAGTTAATAATGTTTGTGATTTTTCTAATAACATATCAAAATTTTATGAATTATTAGATATCTATAATTATGATTCGCTACTTTATTTAAATACTATAGAAAAATATAATGGTATAATTTCGGATGATAATTTAAAATTAATTTCAGAGCATAATGTATTAATTATTGGTGATAATTATAATGTTAAACTAGATAATTTACCTAATAATATAAAATTAATAGTAATTAATTGTGATAAGCCATATATAAATCCATTACATAATTTACCAAATAATTTAGAACATCTTATATTTAATACACCATATAATCAATTATTAGATTATCTTCCTTATGGTTTGAAAACATTAGAAATAAATGATTATTGTAATGTAGAACTTAATAATTTACCTTCATCATTAAAAAAATTATCTATTAGCGGTAGGTATAATAAACCATTTATAAATTTACCAGAAGATTTAGAAATTTTAATATTAAGTGAATTTTATAGAGTTAAATTACCAATTTTACCATCTAAATTAAAAAAATTATATATTGGTGCGGATTATTATTTACCTTTAGTAAATTTACCAGATAGTATAGAAATATTAACTATTGCAGGTAGTCCAGCTTATATTGATAAATTACCTTCTAATTTAAAAAAATTACATATTGGGTTTGATGCATATGTTAATGTTAAATTACACGATTTAATTGAAGAAATAAGTGTTAGTACATATTCTATATGTTTGGTTTATAATCTATTAGCAGAACACATACCATCTAATTTAAAACGTATATTATTAAATCCAAACCGACATTATAATTATGTCGATGATGAATATATTATAGTAGAAGAAGAATATTTAAAATTAAAAGAATTACAAACTAAATATCCAAATTATGAAGTAAGATTCAATTACTAATTATTTCTAGATAATTATTTCTAGATTATTCTTCCTAATAACTTTATATTTTTACTTTCATATCCATTTTCATATATGCTATCTATTTGACAATTGTTTTTCTTTTCTAGATTACATATATGTTTTAACAATGAAATATTAATTTCATTATCAGTAATAAAACAAAAACCCCATCCCGCATTAAAAATATTAATAAATTCATCCCATTCCATATTTGAATTGTTTAAAACCCATTGCCATTCTGTAGTTAATTCCCATTTAGATAAATTAATATGTAAATTTTTATTAGGAGGTAATATTCTTGTAATATTATCTTTAAATCCGCCACCAGTTATATGGGCTTTCCCTAAAACACTAATATTATTACTACTTAGAATACTTATTATGTTATTCATAATACCTACATAACATTTATGTGGTTGTGAAAAAAATTCCTTAACATAACTTGGCATCTTATATTTTGTATCCAATTCTCTTAATCTTGTAAAGCCATTAGTATGTGCTCCATTACTCGATATACCATAAATATAATTTCCTGAACTAATATTATTTCCATTTGCCGGTGAATCTTGAACTATACCTAATAAAATACCCAATACTTCTATTTCACCAGAGGCAAATATACCTTGCATTTCTGCGGTTTCTCCTCCAATTAAAGGTATATTATACTCATTACATACTGTTAGGGCACCTTCAATAAATTGATTAAATTGTTGTTTATCTAGTTTATCGCAACCATAATAATCTAATAATGCGATTGGGGTGCCATTATTACAATACATATCATTAATATTATGTACTACTATATCACTTCCTAAAATATGGAAGCGGTCTGGATGCCCTTCCAAAAATTTAGTTTTTGTTCCTGCACCATCTACAGAACAAATTAATTTTATTGAATTATTTCCATTATATTGTATAGAATTTGCAAAATCACCAATTTTTCCAATTACTTTTATCTCTGGACGCTGATATTCTATATTTTCATTTATTAAATCTATTACTTCTTTAGTATTAGTTATTATATGATTGTAATTGTCTAGATGGTTTAAATAATTTATATTACCTTCAACTAAAGTATTGGGCAATAGAGTATTACCAATTATTGCATGAGTTTGAAACTTTGTAATATAGTCTTTCAAAAAATAATTACCTATGTCAGTTCTATAGTGAAAATCACCATAAACCATTTTAATATAACTGTCATTCTCATCAATAACCTTATTTATATTACTATTCATAGTAAATATACCACAAGTACGTGATTTACCCATCTTATAAACATTATCTAGTTTTGTATCAAAACAGTTTGCACTATAAAATTTATTTGATGGTAATCCAGGTTTTACTACAAAATATGAATCTGTAAAATTATCAATATTAGATATATTTGGATATCCATTAGGCACTAAATACCTAAAATATGTATATTTTTCACGATTAATAATCAATGGGTTTTTAAATGGGTTATCTAGATAATCTATCAAACTACTATCCAATAATCCTAAAATATTTACTGCCTCACTATCACCTAATCGCACATTATATTCAATTAACTTTATTTCACCAGAATATATTTTCATAAAACTACCATATATAAACCCTTTGTAATTCAATTCTTTAATTACTTTCTCATTTATATCACAACATTTTTTATATTCTTCTGGGGAAATAAAAGGCATTAAGCCACCAACAAAACTAATTGTTCCCATACCACCAGTATTTGCACCCTTATCATCATTATATAACCGTTTAAAATCCTTAACTAATGGAAAATGCGTTATATGCCCTTTCCAACTTAATGAAATTAAACTAAATTCTTCACCATTAAGTTTTTCTTCGACAACTATCTTATCATGATAACCTTTAAAATGTAAATCACTTACTATTTTAATTGCTTCTTCATTAGTTTGAAAATGATCGCCATAAACAAAAACACCTTTACCACCTGCTAAACCATCCGCTTTTATAACTTTATTTATATAATCTTGGTTATAATCTTTCTTTTTGTAATTTATATTTTGTTCTGATTGATATAATATATAATATTCTGGATTAATATATCCTAAACCAATTTTATTAATGAAATCCCTGCAATATGATTTGCTAATTTCTAAATTAATATGTTCTTTATTTGGATACACACAATTATTATTATCAAACAATTCTGCATATTCATTATCATATTCATTATCATATTCTTTAATAGCATTTTCATTAAGGATAAATAAATAACTATTGCTATCAATTTTTTTATCTATTTGATTATTTTTTATTACATTTGGTATAATATCATCTTTAATAATATAATGAGGATAATGAAATCTTTTAATATGTTCCTTTAATGATGTTGCCCTAGCACTTTGTTCTTTATGTATGTAAATTGTTCTAGACATTATTCTAGAATTATATTTTTTTTTATATCAATTTGTTTTTGTTGTTATATCAATTTGGTTTGTTGTTTTATTTGTTGTTTTATTTATTGTTTTATTTATATTGAAAAAAATAAAACATTAATTCTTAAATCCTAATTTATTTTATTAACGTAAAGATAAAAATACAAAAATACAAATAATAAATAATAAATAATAAATAATAAATATTTTATTCTATAAATTTTCAAAACATTCAATAATCCAAATGAACAAACCTTTATCGATAGACTTAGAACTTGATAAAATGATTAGTTATCTAGACAACAAAGGAGTTATACATTTAAAAAATGTTTTCAATAAAGAACAAATAGAAATAATTAAGAATATTTATACTCAATCATGGAATGAAATTAAAAATAATTTTCCAAGAGATTGGATTACTAGAAAATATAAAGCAAATTGCCATAAATATGATGATTTTATTGGATTAGATTTATATAACAACAAAAAATTTACTTATTATAAACAAACCGAA